AAACCTTGATGCAGCGGCAGCCATTGCACTCGGCCTCGCCGCCTGTCATCGGCACCAGCACGTCACCTAGCATCCAGTGGAAGCGATGCTCGCCGAGTTCGATCGTCCTGACGTGATATTGCTCACGCCCCTTGGCGGTTGTCTTTCGTCCAACGACGATTGACGGCATGCCGCCTCGTTGGTGATTAACGCACTGACCTTGGCGGAAGGATTCTGTTGTCTGCTTCATTACCAGTTCTCCGAAAAAGACCGCGCATCGCACGGCCAGTTAAGACCATCATGCGTTCCCTTTCGGTGGTGGTGACTGGTGGGAAGACCATTTTGCGCTTGGTGGACGCTGCGGCAAGGTGGCACATGCAGCATCCCGCGTCAAGCTGATTTCTTGATAAGCATTTGATGTTGCTTGACAAATTTGTAGGAACGTTCCAACAAATTTGTAAGATCGATTTAAATGCTCGCCTACGCCGACCTGTCTGAACGGTATTTGTATGATGCGGGGCCGTTCGCCCGAATCTCCACATGGAACCGGTTCAGACAAGGGTCGCCCTTCTTCTGCCCTCCAGGCGACCCCTCGTCTCCATCGCAAAAGAAGTCGCCCTCATAAGCGAATGGCTCATCTTTCTTGACCGAGTGCAGATACCATTCCAGCGAAAGGCCGCCACGACGGCACCGCGGGTTGACGCAACCGACGCGTGCCGGAAGGTTGGCCTTTTCAGTGTACAGCCCAATTGCGGGCTTGCCGTCCCTGCTATGATAGCCGCTGCGATCCTGCTCGATCCTGACTTCATAGGTCGATATGTTGGGGAACCTTCCTTGGAAGGTGGTGGGTGTGGTCGCAAAGAATGGCTGTGCTTTTTTCATTGGTCGCCCCTCAGCGCCGCCAGTTTTGTTTCAGTTCATCGTCAAACCACGCTTCGGCATCGTGTTCAGCGCCAGCGGTTGAGCGGAAACTGAGATAGTGCGAATGGCCGTTTTCGCGGAGCCAACTTTTGAATGACGAAAAGCTCGGATGCTGTCTTTGCTCCGATGCCAGCGTCTTTGCCCATTCTGTGGTTAGCCTGCGGATTGCCGGTTCTGCCTCTGCCCTTGTCATAGTCTGTCCTTCCGGTAGATTGCCGAACAGTAGTTGCCTAGTCGATGAATTACAACCAGGGACCGTAAAACGGCGTCTGGTCACCCAAACGCCGCCAGAGCGTCTTCCCATCCGTCGTCGTCATAGATCGAGCCGCTACCGGCAGAATCGCCCAGAGAGGCGCGCAACACGGCCATGGAACTGGCGACAGTTCCATCGATAGATAGCCATTTCTTGCCCTTCTTGAGCCGCACCTTGTGACCGTGACTGTTGGTCTCAACCTCTGTGTTGGCGAAACAGAAACGCAACACTGGGTGGCCGCCGTGCTTGAACCGCTTTGCCACGACGGCCCTCTCAAGTTCCGCAAGCGCTGGCATCATCGACAGCGCGCCTTGCCGGAACTCGATCGCCGGCAGTCCGTCATCCATCAAGTTGTTCAAGATGACGCGAGCCAGCGCGGGATCGAAGGCGATCTCCTGCACGTCGTACTCGTCGCACAGATCGCGGATCTTCGCTTCCACAGCGCGGAAATCAACTACGTTGCCCTCGGTGGCTGTGATAAGCCCTTCGGCCGCCCACCGCACGTATGGCGCCCCCGACGCTTCCTGGCGCTGCCGCAGATTTTCGGCAGGACAGAAGAACCACGGTTTGACGGTGTACCCGCCGTCTCCGTCTCGCCACGCGGCGACGATTACCGATAAGTCAGTAGATGACGAGAGATCGCAGCCAAGCCAACAAGGCTCGCCGGCAAGCGCGTCTAGGTCGATAGGCTCGTTGCCAGCGTCATACACGTCCATGTCGACGAAGGGCGCAGCGGAATGGTCAAGCCAGGCGTTCGTGTGGAACTGCCTAAAGGCTTCCCGCTCTGCTGGCCGCTCTACCGCCTCACGTGCCATGGCACGCAAGCCCTCGATATCGGGGTATGGCGGATTGCACGACAGACCAGGGTTTACGGCATGCCAAACTCGCTCGTCGCGCCAATCGGCATCAGCTGCCGGCTCGAAGATGATCGGCAAGAAAGACGGATCTTCGATTTCACCACGCGCCACGCGCCTGGCATAGTCGTAGGTGTCGAACGCCAAGTTTTCCTGCCCACGGCCAGCCGTTGTCGCGATGACTAGCAGGCTGCCAGGTGTCTTGGACAGGCCAGTGCGCAGCGCTTCCCAAAGGTCGCGCCCTTTCCAAATGTGAATTTCGTCCGCGAGCACAAACCGCGGGGTGCCGCCATGCTGCGCACCGCCATCTGACGACACGGTTTTCAGCACGGAGTTGTCGCGCTTCAGGACGATCTGTTTAGGCGCATTGAATGCGTCGTTGATCCTTGTGGCCGCGACGAGGCGCTTGTCGGCGCGGATGATGTCCGCAGCCTCTCGGAATCCGATGCCAGCTTGCGTTCTGTCCGACGCTGCAAACACGGATTCGCCGGCCGGCGTGTGCTCCGGACCAACGGCCTCGAGGAGTGAAACGGCAGCGCTCAAGCTAGTCTTCCGCGCACCTCTAGGCAGCATCAGGAAGACAGTCCGCACGATCCGCTGGCCGTGCTCGTCGCGCGGGCCATAGATGCGGCGAACGATCCGCTCCTGCCATGTATCGAGGACGAACTGGCGACCAGGGAGCGTGCTCTTAGGGTGGCGAAGACGGCGCAGGAATTCGACGGCTCGCTCGCCATAGCCGAACGGGTCGGGAACTTCGCTGCCGTCGTAAATCCAGTGCGGGAACGCCTTCGACACAAGGGCGGCATTGTCGTTTGCCGGCCGATGCAGCCTAGATTGCGAGCGGCGAGTCGTCATCTTCTACTGTCTCCGGCTCTGCCGTTACCCTGCTACGGCTCGCGGGCGTCAAACCAAGCTCCGCAGCCCATCGGCGGGATTCCGCTGTTGCCTCGCGCAAGGTTGCATAGGCGGGATGCCGCTTCATCTCGCCGTGGCGATCCTTGATGTAGGCGCCGTCTTTGGCGATAGCTTCACGTGCCGCGGCAATGTCGCCGGCCGCATCGCAAAAGCGCTCAGCGGCGTGCAGGTCCGCTGTCGACAGCACGCGCCGCTCGACGAGAATCGGCATGATCCGCTTCCATTCAGCCTTTGCCGCCTCGCTGAAATAAGCAGGCGTTTTCGGGACTTTTCGAATGGCGTTGTCTGCCGGCTTGGGATCACCCTTGCGGCCTCTGGTATGGTGGCTCATTCGGCATCTCCCGCGCCAAGCAGCCGGCGCAAGCCGCTGTCATCGTCCTGGCCGTCGTCTTGGTGTGCTGCCTTCTCGGCGTATCGGCGAGCGGCGTTGACGGCATTGTGCTGTTTCGTGGTCGGCTCGGGCGGCATCTGGCCGCCCATCCGCTGATACCCGTCGAGGATCACCTCGCAGACTTCACCTGCAAACTTGCCGTTGGCGTTCCAGGTGATGGCCCCCAGGTCGCCGTGCTTCGCTCCCGGCACCTTTGGCGGTAGCGCAACGAACTCGCGGCCCTTACGCGCCAATGCGACGCCGCGAAGAGTGGTTTCAATGTCGTCGAGGCCGATATCGGCGAAGCCCATAATGGTGAAGTGTCTGTCCCAGCCGGGGTTCCGCTGAACGTTTATTCCCAGTAGTTCGATTTTCATCTCATTTCCCTAATTGGTCGGTGGGGTTTGCGTCGCGTTAGGTCGCCACGCCCTTCTCCGCGAGGATCTCGAGCCACGCGCGGCGGCCATCCGGATCGGTGATTGAGCGGATGTTCCAGGCTTCACCGTCTGTCGTGAGGATGCGCCACGAGGTTGTCAGTGCGCGGGTCGCTACGCTCGATCGTACCGTGACGATCGCCGGTTGCTTACCGGCAAGACGCCCCGCCATGACTTCCTCGCCGCCGCGCAAGTAGTGGAACTTGGCGTGCACTGTGGCTTGGGTCTCAAAGGGGCCGGCAATCTCATTACCGTACCCATCGTCGACAAGGGTTCGAACTTGCAGCTCGATCTTGTGGCGTAGTTCCCCTGCGGTTGCGGCCATCAGAATGCCCACTCGCGATGGTTCGCGATGATCTCAGATGCATCGAGCGGGATGTCAGCGATGCTGCCGGCAAACGTCGTTTCGCGGTGTTCCCACCAATGGGATGCGATCAGGAGCGTTGCTTGGACGAGCTCGTCCGGAGCCACGTAGTCGACAGGCAGCGTTCCCAAGAACGAGACGACGTACCCATTGGCCGCGTCCACCTTCAGCTGCGCGGCGGCGTCTTCGTCTGTTCCGTCGATACGGGCATGCGCCTTGAACTGCGAAAGTGAAATCAATTCCATTGGTCGGTCTCCTTCTCGAGGCGATAGCGCGCGAAGACGGCGTCCACGATCGCCTGTCGAGTATCGCTGTCAGCGGCTATGCTGATGCCGCAGGTGCCCTTGCCTGGCAGCGCCACGAAGTCGTGGCCGCCGTCGTGTGGTCGGCGAAGCGCGACGTTGTGCAACGTCCAATCGCCGACGTGGACTCTGCAGCTGGCGATGATTTCCGACCGCTCGCACTGCACGCTGGTCGTTCGGAATTTTGTAATTTCAATACCTTCTGATTGCATCGGCTGATCCCGCATAGGTAATACCGTCTTCATCTTCGGTCAGGATGACGAAATTCCCCTGACTCCAGGCGTCGCTGACGTGAACTCCGACGACTCGGCAAGGAAACCATTCAACGTTTCCGCCGCTGTACTTGATGCGATACTCGGCTTCGAACTCTTGAATTGCTATTGTGTTCATCTCTCATCTCTGTTCTCTCCTCTGTTGTTGACTACTTGCGCCCGAAAGAGCCATCCACGGCAGCAGTCTTGCGTCCATGGCAGGTGGGGCACATTGAAGCGAAGTTGGTAGGGTCCAGCCGCCTATGCGGAGCCTTGCGGATGCTCTCTTTGTGGTCGACCAGGGTGGCACGCTCGCCGCATTCAACGCAGTCCGGGAAGCGGGCCAAGTGCTTGGCACGTGCTGCTCGCCAGTCGGCATCATACCCGCGCTGTGAAGCGGTAGGCCGGTCTGCATCCGATGCAGCCTTGCGGGCCTTGGCGCATTGGCACTGCTGTCCTGCAGGCACGACTCGCCCACAAGCGCATATTCTGGGAGTTTTCCGGGGCATGGAGAAAAGGGCGCCCGAAGGCGCCCTCTCATCATTACGGGGTGTCAGACTTCAGAAGCGCGATCGCTTCCGCGTTGACGAGCTTGCCACCGACGCGGCGACGTGCGCGGATCTTCACGATTCCGTTGTCGGCGCCGGTATAGTCGTCGCGCATGATCTGGACACCGACGCGGTCCACAATCTGGTAGCCAGACGAGAAGTCGCCGAAGGCAACCGGATACGTGTCGGCGGCAACGGCCGGCGCGAAGTCTGCCATGTCAGGCATTTCAGCGATCGGGCGCCCCATGAGGGTCGCAGGCGTGCCGTTGGCCAGGCTGTCGGACCAGAGCGTGCCCTTGGACGAGGTGTCGAGAGCGGCGCGGATGACGCCCATGGTTTTGCGGTTCATTGCCCACGATGCATTCTGCGCATAGGCAGTCGGCAGCGAGTAGTGGAGCTCGATCAGCTTGGCTACGAGGTCGGCGCCAGACTGCGCTGCGGTGACGGTGTCGTAGCCAGCAAGCAGCGTGGAATCGAGGAAGCCGAGCGGCTTGCCGTTGCCGTCGCCATTGACGAAGGCGGTGGCCTCAGCCTTGCCGAACTGCTTAGCGATCATGCCGGCGATGTACGCCTGAAGGTCGACGAAGGAGTCTTCGATGAGCTGCAGCGAAACCGGAACGATAACGGCATGCTCGTAAGCGTTGATTTCGACCTGATCGAACGTCGGCTCAGACGACGGGCGAGCGCCAGTTTCCGTTACCCAGCCGCCAGCGAGGTGCGTGGCTTCCTTCGGAATATAAACCTTCGAGGTGCCGATCGACATGACTGCAGCAACCGAACGCATCGGCGAGAACTGCGTCAGCTTCTCGATGATGGTCGTGCTGTATTCCGGAGCGACCGCATAGCCGCCAGCCGAAGGCGTGCCGATGTTGAGCGTCTTGCGCTCATCAGAATCGAGAGCAGCGGAACCGTTGCGCAGGAAGGTGTTCAGCGCCTTGGCTTCGATGTTCTCGTTGTTGTCGTTCGCTCCGCCGCCAGCGGGGCGGTTTGCCTTGGCCTCGAGCTTGGCGAGACGGTCGGCGAGGTTGTCGTTTGCGGCGGTCTTGGACTGCACGTCCGCGGTCAGGCCAGCAAGTGCGGACTTCACTTCTTCGATCGGGTCGACGTCGGAAGCGGATTTGGTTTCAAGCTTAAATGCAAGATTAGTCATATAGGATCGATCCTTACTTTCTGATGATGGCGCGAGCGCCGTTGATGACTTCGACCAGTTCGCGAAATGACATGTCGCTGGCCGAAGTTTTGACCGCCGTGACGGTCGACTGGGGGTTGCTTGGAAAGGTGACGACGCTGATTTCCCAAAGGTCGATTTCCTCGAGGATCCGCGCGCCTTTGGTCCGGTCCATGCGGTCTTTGACCGTTCGGAAGCCGATCGACAGGCCGTCGAGCGCGCCGGCTTTCATGAGAGCGTGCGTTTCTCGACCTTTGGCCGTATCGAGTATCAAGCGGCCGGTAGCCTTGAGTCCGCGTTCGTCTTCGACAAGGGAATCCCAGATGCCGATGGGCTCGGACTGGTCGTGCCCACGAAGCATCTTCACTTTCGCTGCTGGCCGTGCGGCAATGCTCTTAGTGAAAGCGCCCTTGGTGACGATGTCCTTGTGGCTGTCGAGTACGCCCCAGGCGGAGGCGTACCCATAAAAAAGGCCGTCATCACTGACAGCCTTCGTATCGATCTCTAGGATCGAACCGTGCGTGGTGGCGACGCTCACGCGGCCTCCTTTGTTTTGGGTTTTGGTTTGTTGTCATTTGCAGCCGCACCAGGCGTGATTGCAGGATTGACGAATTCGTCGCCGCCTTCGTAGGGAGGCATGCCGTCCCAAGCGCGAAGTTCGTTCGGGTTGTACACGCGACTGGAAACCAGCGACGAATAGGCCGTAGCGCGCACGCCAAGATCCGCACGCGTGAGGTCGTCACGATCAAACCGGATGCGCCATTCTCGCCGCTCTTCCGGCGTGAACAACGCGCGCCGCAAAGCGCCTTCAAGCGCCTTCAGCCAAGGCTCCAGCGTGTATACAAGAAACTCACGGTTCTTGCTTTCAAGATTAGACCATGTCGCGCGCGTCAGGTCTCCTAGCAGCGTAACGCTTATGTTGAAGGCTCTTGCGATTTCTTCGATCTGGAATCGGCGGTTTTCGATGAACTGCGCGTCTGTACTTGTCAAAGTTACCGGCTGATACTTGCCGTTGTTATCCAAAACAGCGACGCCACCGGTTTTGGTGCCGCCATGCGCTGCTTTCCAGGCCTGCCCGATCCGCGCCGCGGTTTCCGCGTTCAACTTCCCTTCGATCGACAACACGCCGCCCGGTTTCGCACCGTTGGCGAAGGTGCGGGACGCATGCATTTCCATGTTCATTGCAGCGCCGATGGCTTCGCGTGCCAAGGTGAGCGGTGACCGCGAGAATGGACCGCGAAGGTGGATTACGTCGGCAGGGTTGAGCGGCTTTCCGTTCAAATGGAAAGTGGGCTCGCCTGTTTCGACGGTCTGCACCGTTATCGTGCCGGGATCGTAATGGATGATTTCCATCGGCTTTTCGCCGACGCGATTCACCCACGCCAAGCCGCCGGCGTCCTTAGTCAGCGCTTCGGATACGAGATCGCGGACGAGCTCAAAGCCCGATGTCCAGTCGTTGACGTCGCCGCGCAACAGCACTGCTGCGGGGTGGTCGTCGTCTTGCACCCAAGTCTCGCCGTCCTTGCGCTCGACGATAACTTCAAGCGTGGCGGCTGCCTCGCTGATGGTGCGAACTGCGGCAGACACGGCAGGCACCGTCAGGGCAGTTGCTGCGCTTACTGCAGGTGTGCCGACAACCGAGCCGGTGAAGAGCTCGGTCAGCCAGTCTTCGGGGACGCTGGTGCCGGATGCCTTCGTTTCGATCGTCTCCGCTACTGGAGCGGATTTCCTGCTAAACGGCCACAATGTCGGCCTCCTTTAATTCTTCGCAACGCGCGACGACTTCCTCGACGATTTTGCCGATCGGGAAAGCTGCGATGGATGCGGTGGGGATTGGATCCGGCAGGCCGGTAATGACGCGGCCAGAGCGGGTCGACACCGACATGACCGGCACGATGAGCCAAGCATCTGGCGGCGGCGGGTGCGTGAGGTGTTCGAAGGCTTGCGCGAGGGCAGTTGCCCAATCGCGGCCCGCACGCTCGAGTTCATAGCCAAGCCGCAATACGGCAATGTCTTTTTTGCTAAACCAGCGGCGGCTTTTGCGCCTTTCACTGAAAAGCACGTCGAGATCTTTTGCGCGGTTGACGATGACGTCGAGGTGCGCGCGGTGCAGGCCGGCCAATTGCGCGGCCTCTGCAACCGTGAAGCTGCGAGAAGTCCAGGCCATCTGACTGGCCTCCTTTCGAATGTTAGATTTTTGAACGAGCAAATAAAAAACGGAGGCCCGCGCCACCGTTGCAGGACGCTCCGGCGGCGCGGCTCGATCGACCGCAGCAGCGTCTCGCGTGCTGCGGGATGCTATTTGCCGCTGGTACATCCGCAGTCGGCAAATAAAGAAGCCCATCGCCAGGGGACTGCCGACGGTAGGCAAACTCTTAAGCCATTACTGGCCTATCAAAAACATACGGTTTGAATTGTCGTTTGACTGGACAATCATGCCGCGATTTTTTCTGTCCTCTCATCCCTTGTCAGTTTTAACGCATTCAGTGCATGCGTAACCTCAACCCTTGGTGACTTGAGTGCGCGTGGCATACGGTCATGCTGCCTCTGCTGACGGCGTTTGCGTGAACTCGCCTCGAGCCATCTCTTCGGCTTCGATAAGAGCGTCAATCGCGGAATCTATCAGTGAAGAGCCGCGTTTTTCGGCATATGCTGGGGACATGCCCATTGCGATTCCGATCGCTTTCGCGGTGGCGTCGGTCACTGCCAGGTCGAGCACCAGGGCGTTCCGGCGTAGCAAGCGGTGCAGGTGGTCGATGTGCGACAGTGTTTCGATTTGCCGCTCCATTTCCGGCATCTCCCGCGCCGCAGCGGATATCTCGCTCAGCGGCTTTGGTTTCTTCATACCTCCGACCCATTGCGGGCCGTGAACAACGCCGTCAGGGCACCGGGTAGCCGGGAACGGCAGGCGTTCAAACGGCACGCTGCCGTCCACGCCGTGCTTCCGCAATAGCGCTCTACCTTCCTCGACGCCTGGCAGCGGATCGTAGAAATCGCCGATCGCAGGGTCGCGAGCCATGGGGCGCTGCAAGCTTTCTGCTGTCAACGGCGAAGGGATGGCTGCCGGTGCCTTGAGATAAGCGTGTACCTGCCCTTCCGTCCGACCAAGCGCCGACTTGCTGCGGGTTGCGCGCTGGCGCTCTATGGGGCGCAGGGGTTTGCCCTTGGCGGTGGTCCCCCATTCGACCAGCTTGCCGTCGCGGAAGCGCAGAGCGCCGACGGTTGTGTCTGTGCCTTTGTTGGTGTTCCGCCGAGACGTAGGCTTGTATGGTAGGATGCCAACGGCGGCCAGCAGTTCATTGATAGACGGCCGGATCTCGATTGTGGATTCCGTCGAAGCTTCCGTGGTTTCAGCGCACTCTGGCACGGGAACAGGGAAGCAGAGATTCCGCCAGTATCGGAGAGCGTAGAGGCGCCTGTAGTCTTGGCGGTGGTAGAGGCGCTCAAATGCGGGCCAAGCGAGTAGCGGGCGCGCGGGCTTGTTGTCGTTGGCCGCCACGAGCAGCCGTTTGTTCGTTGTCATGATGTCCCCATCAAAATCAGGTTGGCACTGGTCGCTTGACGCGACTCTGGTTCAATTTTGGGATTGTTGTAGCACTACATGTAGTCATTTCTATGTCCATATACACTATATGTAGTATGTGCACGCGTAGTGTTGCAATCACGCAACACGTTTAGGGATGGCCCAATTTCAGACTGTCTTGTGCAATGCGGGGACGTCGGTTCCCGGCCATCGCGGCGAAGTCGTCGATCACCCCCCGGTGGGTGGCTTGTTCCCCTTGACAATTTGAATTTTAGGTTGTGCTAAACATTCATCGAACGCAGCGGGAACAATCGCTGTACGGTTGCGGAACGTAAGGCGTTCTACATAATGGTGCGTATGGTGGCGTGATGCACGCCATATCCGCTCAGCGG